GGTTTTGAGGTCTCCTTTCTAGCCTGGCCAAGCACGAGTGCGGTGTATGGAATCTCCTTATTACCGACTATGTTGTTTGGACGAGTTAGATCAACGAATTCATCTCTTACCATTTTCCAGATCCTTCTGTGGGATGGTTTGGTTGAATCTCGATCTGAACTGATGTCGTTTTCGACTTTGGTCCATGCTTGATCTACCGTAAAGAGACCATCGGTCTTTATACCAAGCTGTTCAGCCGTGTATAGGTCGACCCTGGTTGAGAGCCCTCTCTCCCAGAGCTCAACTGTAGATTCCTGAGTTGCTCTTTGGTAAAGTCTTTTACCAAGGAACTTCCTTTGGAATTCTTCGACCTTTTTATCTTCTAGAGGACAGGACGGAACGCCTAGGCCTCCTAAAAGAGTTGGAGCATAAGTCCCAGGGTTGAGGAGAACTTTCTTCTCAAACCATGATGTCATGTTCGCTCTTAGGAAAAGTGGAGTGTGGTCGTCTAACTTTCTTTGCATTTTTGCCTCGAAAGCCGACGCTTGCTTTCCGTACCTTGACCTTCTTTCTAGAGCTTTGATCTTCCCCATTAATGGGTCAGGAGATTCGAAATTATCATGCGCCCCTTCTTTTCTGAATTGATTGAAGAGTCGCATTCTTGGGCAATCTATGAAGATTGTTGAAGAGTACATAGGTGCCAGACCGAAGTCCTGGCAGTAGTGCACATAGTGCCTACTGATTCTGTACTTTTCCCAAGAGATTTCGAAACCCATTGATTCGAGCGCTTTTGGTATGTTCATGAGACTTTCCACACTAGAAGATATTCCAGTGTGGTCGTCTCCTGCACAGCCAAAGTGTAAAATCGACCTGTTTCCCCATGTTGAGAATTGATGCATTTGCACTTTTCTCATCAATACAGGGTTTAACAATTCCTTGACGTTTCCTGTTCCAAACTTTGCACAATTAAGTGCGGCGAGGCTGGAAGCCGTTAGGACTGATTTTGTTAATGGTTCCCCCATGAGTACACCGACTGTTGTCGTGAACTCGTAGAGGTTGCTGTCAACTTTCCTTAGTACTGATCTGACTTCTTTGGTTAGTCTTCTGTACTCCCGACATCTCAGTTTAATCTGGACGTTTCTTGGAGAGCAGAGGAGCTCTGAGCAGTCTATCAGATACTGCGCTGTCGATCTTGAGATCAAACTCGCGTCTTGTAGTCCGGTTACCAAACCGACCATCAAGCCGAACGAGGCGTCGTGTCTTGCCCTGTCTGTTGCAGAGGTAAGGTCTGACGTGCTTATGAAGAGGTTGTCTAACTTCTTTTTCGAATGGTGATTCGAAAAGCTTTGTCCAAATCGATAGAGATGGTCTGACTCCTTCAACCCAACATGGGCTCCAGGAATCATGCTAAGGAAATCTCCTATCATGTGGCCTGCTGGCGACAGATAGGAATATAACCAAGTGGGTCCTGATGTTACCGGCCTGAGTTTTCCCCCAGGCTCGGAAACAAGGGCAACTTTGACTTTCAAGAAATCTCTTTCGCCAGAAGGTCTGGATTCCCAAGCCTTCTTTTGTAGAGTAGACCAGACTAGTAAGAGTCTTCCTAGTCTATTATCTATTCCTGAAG